GTTAGCTTGTGCATCCAATTGGATATTAGCATCGTAAGCCAATAAATGGATAAAATATGGATAATAGTATGAAACTAGTAAAACGGGCTGAACTGGGTTTCTTCGTGAGTAGCATCGGAATGTATGCCGTACTCACAGCCCGGAATGTAGATTTATGAAATCTCAACGAACTCGTACTGGGGCCCACCAGTACGTGCCCGGAGCGCAGTGAGAAGAACCGTTGTCATCTCGAGCTGCACGCATCCGACAATATAACCACATTCGAAGTCATCCTTGCCGGCGATATACACGTCGACCGGAAGAGATGAAACCGAAAGGCTGTCATAATCCTGGTTGGACATGCTCGCGTACTGAGTCGTGTGCAGAAGTGCAACACAACAATCAGTGACTAGCGCTGTTTGTGTCTCGTTAGACCGAGCAATCGGGACACCTTGAAAAGGAAATGGGCTGTAGTAAGGAGCGCTGACCGAAATGTTTTGGCCAACATGCGGATCCTGCACCACGACACCATTCCCGAGAAGTGATTGATTTCCAACAAGGGTATTGCCATTGATGTAATCATTCCAGTTGAACTCCTCACCATGGCCACCCATGTCATTGTGCATGAGAACAGCCGTGAGTGTGGAGGTAGTACGGATCGACGCACCAGGAGTGACAGGACCAGCCATGTCATCAAGTGTAGCGTCATCAGTCGCATAAGTGGCGATCATATTGCCTCTCTCAGCCTTGACGACAAAAGTGAGATCAAAACCACCACGGCGATAACGATAGATCTGTTGCAGCCAGGCACCAAGAGACCAGATGTCCTGCTCAGGATTGTAGCGAAAGCGCGCGAATGCTCGAAAGAGTGAAGTCGCTCGCTGACCGCAGTTGAGTGCAGGAAGTGGGATCGTCTTGTTGTAGGTCGAACCACAATATGACGAGCGCTTGAAAACGCTACGCAAATTGTCAACCTTCTCACCAATACAGAGTGAATGGACGTCATCAGTAGCCACCTTGGTGGCAAACAGAGGTTCTTCAGTACCATTCTTGTCCGTTCGGGAGAGAGGGGTCACATACTCTCCGGCTTGAGCCTCGAGAACCTGCAACCCACGCACAACTTGTCTGAACTCAGTGTAGCTCATCTCACCAGCACAAAGGTGAGGAAGCCCACGAGAGGTGGAGACAGTGTCGGTAACGATGCCATGCTTCTTGAAAAGGGCCTTTGGCGCGATGAAACAACCAGGAACACACTCGGCTGACTCATGAAAGTTAGCAGCCTCTTTCATAGTACAACTTGCGTACATGAAAGGCGTGTTGGCCTGGTTGACCTGAAAGCGTGGATTGTTCATGCTGTTCAGATCAACTTGAGCGAGATCCCAGGGTTTGTTCTTGCCAATCAGAGATTCAAAACCAACGTTCGGGGCTGGAGAGAAATAGTTCAACATCTCTGTAGTTGGCCCGGCGAACCGAAGACCAATGAAATGGCAACGAACATTTATCTCAACATGACTCGCGCCAGTCGTAGAGGGCAACGAAAGCTGGGTGAAATTGCTTATCTTGATCGTGCCACATGACGTGCGATCCTGGTACCCACTGCTAGGGCCAGGTACCTCAAGCCAAGGCGTTGGCGCCGTCCAGCCACACTGAACGGAACAAGTCCTTGCTTCTTCAATATCATGTCTCTTGAGATAGCACTTGGTGTAGTCATCTTTCGTCATGTCTGATCCAGCTCCTACCCTGGGCATGTACATGTAAACAAGACGACCCTTGGCATAGCTGTTACACACAACCTGAACAGTCAAGACAATCTGGTCATAACGATAGTAGCGAAATGCTGTCGCGGCCACCGCCCACACTGGCAAAAAGACAGTCGTGAGACCACTTTGGGAATCGTCGTGAGTGGTACACTCGTTTGGAGTGCAATTGTGATTGTGAAGCACCGTGAAAGGAGGATCATCGGCATTCCAATTGAATTGGTGAACAAGACAATTCGTCTGGCCAATGCGCTCGATACTCATGTCATCATCCTCAGTACCGAAGAGTTCAGAATGTGAACCACATACGTTCTTGCTCGAAAGTCCAAGACTAACTCCTGACGATGGATTGTCGGAGTTGGCAAGTCCATAATACGGTGCGGGAGTCACGTGAGTAGCAGTTGGCTCTCTGACTGGTTTCGAAAAACCAAACATACTCAGAGCACTGCCAACAAAACCGGCAACCTTGGTGCCAGCGTCAATAACACTGCTAGCTGCTTCAACAGCACTCCCTATGATGCCTGGATTTGATGCTGCCTTCTTGCTTTCCTGGACCATCTGAACTTGAGATGGACCACCTGCTTGAGCCTGGTAAACTCTCGTGACAACTTTTGGAGTCACTTGAATTTCGTCTTCACTATCGGAACCAGGAACAAGATCAGGCAGAAGGGCATCATGATCGAATTCGTCATCCTCATCCTCACTATCAGTGTCATGACCTTCCAGGACAGGCATACTGTAGTACTGTTCTGCACTGAAAACCGGGAAAGTCCCAGACTGTGCTTCCAGTACAGGCATCTCGTCATCACTGTCATAGTCATCTAGTCCGTCAGAGTCATCACTGCTGTGAGGAAGTGCCAGGGCAGGCATGTCTTCATCAGTGGGTTCCTCATCGGTGTCACTGTCAGACCCAAGATCGGGTATCTCAAAGTCAGGATCATCCCACTCGACAGGATCTTCTGGAAAACAACCAGACTGGGCAACAAACCGTTCTGCTCGTGGATCATACCCTTTGTTGATAAGGGCCCTGCTGTAAATATCGGATGAATATTGTGCAAGAGGTTCACGAGTAGGCATGTGGACAACGGGATCAGTCATCTCCATCGACATCTGGATCGTCACTTCAGTCTCAGCACCGCTGGTTGATTGCAACGGATTCAATACCTGGACAATAATTTGACCAAATACGTCCGTCACACCACCACGCGTAATCTCCAACATCATGCTGGGTGAAATGAAAGGCACAGTAATGTGAGTGGGCTCGTTGCTGTCGCTCCCTGCCGTGATAAGCACGTTCGGAAAACATGACATTGCGAACCTATTCTCATTGTGAGTGGTTGGATCCAACGATGATCCGTTGGCAGCCACGGCTTGTAGGCAACCAAACAGAAACGGTGAAGCGTTGAATGTGAATCTAACGGTGAAACTTGTGCAAACGAAGAAGGTGAAGTTCTTGATCTTATCCGCAATGAAAGGATTGTTTATCCAGTCACCCGGCACTGAGATCGTGTGCAAAGTGTCTCCAGCAGACTGATTGCCATTCCAAGTAAACGTTTCAGCAATAACAGCACGTTTCAGAACACTAGCTATGAGCGTAGCATCATCAGTCGCTATCAAATTGCGAACGTTCTCACTTGGTACAATCGGATTGTCCTGAACTGTTGCACCAACGGCACCACCTGGTTCAACCACAGCAATAGTCTCGCTTGCTTCAGCGGGAATATCAGATTGACCTTCGGTGGCAGTGCCAGCATGCAAATCACCAGCCTGTGCTTCAAAAGCCACAGGCATGGTGCTCAGATCATAATCAGCAAACATCTTCACATCATGGTCACCCTTTTGGAGGTCTTCAAGAGTCAGGTCTGAATTGACAATCAGACCCTGCTCCTTCATCTCCTCAAGGATACTATCAAGGTACAATTGGTCACGAACGACTTGCTTGTCGCTGTAACCCTTCAGTTGCAACTTGATGTGGTCAACGACGCATTCGGCGAGAGCTGGCCAGCGGATGTCTTTGCCAATCAGAACGCCAGAGTGCTTTATCGCATCAACATGTTCCATGGCTTCAGCATTGGAGAGCTGAGCAATTTCGGGAACAATGGTGTGGAGAGCACTAACAAGCGCTTCACGCTCTGGAACAGACTTCATACGCCAATTAAGACCTTCGGTTATAGAGCCAGGTCTGATAAGTGGAGCGTAGTACTGAAATCCTTCTTGACGAAACTGACGAGACAAATACGATACTTTGGGATCGTCCAAGTCAGCAGACCAGAATGGTGGACCAGTCTTTTGGGGATTCGTAAACTCAATACCAGTGGTGTCGAGAATGCAGTCGAAAAACTTGGTGAGATTGAAAGGGCAGACAGCCAAATCACCAAGAATAATATCATCACCGGTGTGATCACTGACCAACTTACGAGCCTTATCTTCCAAGGCCGCAATAATGTCAAACTCAGTACGCCAGTTGCACATCTCACACCAACCGATGCCCATCGCCCACTTTGTGGTGAAGGCACCAGTGTCAGGCGTGGCAATATGACCCGAAGGTATACCGCCTGATGTCTGGATCACGAACTTCCCAACGATAATGATAGGATAGGCAACACTTTGGTGAATGGCATTCATTGCTTTGATGAGAGTCTCTTGTGTTATCTGAGTCCAATCCATGGCAACGGTAAGGCCTTCCACAAGAGTACGACAGTACACGTCATACCCATAGATAGCCGAAAGCGGAGTAACCTTGTCCAGACGGCGAGCATCACAAGCACTGACATTGTAACAGTCAATAAACTTGCGGCCCAACGCAGTCCAGGCAAAGCTGTACGGGTTCATACCGATGATCTGATCAAGATTGAGATGATTGCGGTGGAGAAGTGCCAGCAGCAGCTGAAATACCTCTTTTGAACCATGATGAACACAACGGAAGCAGCGCAGAAGAGTCTGCACTTGCCACTTGCAAGATCATCAAGTCCCATCTTCTCATCCTTGAGAGTTCCGATGAAATAGTTCTCGATAGGCTGTCCGGACTCAACTGACTCAACTGCTTTATTATACATTGCAGTTATCTCGTCAGTCGCATACCAGACATCATCGCGTTGAGTGAAAAAGTGCTTTTTCGGTCGCATCTCTGGGAAACCCATTGAACGAGCCATCTGAAGACCAGCAACGGTCAAACCATTCTTGGAACAGCCATTGATGACCTCGTGCATAGACAACACTGGGTTAAACTTGTTAACGGGTAGATCAAGTTTCGACAGCGTCTCACTTGCAATGGTTCTGGAAACGATCTGGTTAAGAACCGGATCAATGAGCTTGTCAGGAGTGTCACCCTTACGAAGCTCGGCTATGAGCTTTCGGAATGGGTCACGCAAATCAACAGGTCCCTTAAGGACAGGGAAAACCTTGCCATGATGTTCCGTCTTACGGTACTTGGTGTCCGTAGGCAGATGTGCACTGCGAACATTCGCACGATCGATTCCAATATCAGTACCCCGAGCAAAGCTAGGGTCCTTGATATCATCAACAGTGCCAATGACACGATGAAAACGAAACGGTTCGTTGAACTTGTTGAATTCTTCAGTGGCACGCTCAGAGCAAAGTAAAGCCGGCGATTTCTCGTCGAACTCACCACCCTGCGCCTCAGCTGCCGGTTGTGGCATGGGAAAGGATTGGATACCATTCGTCTTGAGTGTAGCAGCCATCGCTTCAACCTCCTGGAGCATGGTCTCTGAGAAATGTCTCGCGATTCCAACGCCTTCAACAGAGTTTTCATGACCTGCAACGTGGTAACCAACAAGCCTCCTCTGAAGAGGGGGGTCAAGTTGAGTGGCGATAAGAGAACGGCCACAGTCTCCTTTGGTAGTAGCGCTCATGTACCTGATACCGTGAGTGAGATTATACAGTAGCTCATCATTGGCATATTCAAGTGGCATTGCGCCTCGTGATGAAAGGATAGGGACACCCTGACA